CTACTGCTACATCTGTTGGGCTAGCTGCTTTAGGTGCTTCTGCTCCCATTACTTATCGTTTGTTGGCAGACAAGTTCGCTAAACAAGGAACTCCTGTCACTAATGTTGGCAACACTGTAAATTTCTCTCAACAAAGACAGCCACCATATCAAGGTGATGGTACTTTTTAAACCACAACAAATGTACCTTTCTCAATAAAGTCACCATTGTCTGTATATCTGTTTAAATCTTTTTCTACCCTTATTCCTGCCACATGATGATGCAGCCATTCATCTTCCTTGACAACAGTTGTTTTGCCATACCCTTGTTTGCTTAATAGCTGTAATTCAATAATCATTTCATCAACAGTCATATGCTTAATCCAATAACATCAATCCCTAGCGTAGCGCTATGACCTATTCCTACCTCAAGCCACGCCTAGCTAAACTCATCCCAGAGTTAGCTAATAATGAGAACTACCTCAACTTAGCCCTACCAGCCGCTATTGGCGCTACTACTGGTCTAGGCGCACTTGCCTATAATGTTGTAGCACCCTTAGACGTTGACCCTATAGGCTTAGCGGTTGGTAGTGGTCTAGCTCTAGGCACACAAGGACGTACACCCTATAACTATGCTGGTATTGGCGCACTAGGATTAGAGGGTGCTAGATACCTTAACAATGCTTTCACTAACTCTAGTGATACTGAAGCATCACCCCTAATTGCTATGGGCATTGGTGCTGGTACTTTAGGGTTGAGGGAAGCATTGAGGAGAGGTGTACTAACTTATCCTGAAGCTGGATTCCCTGTAGGACGGATGGCTCAAGACTTGGGAAAGCCTAGTGCTACTACACCTATCGATGATGTAGTAGCTGCCCCACCGCCGCCTACCAAACCTAATAGACCTACACCTAAGCCTAGGGGTGCTAAGCCTGCTGATGAAGTGCCTAACAATCCAAGTACAGGACAAGCTGCTGTGGTGGTTCCTACACCCACTATTGAAGACTACATAGCTAAATCACCTCTACTTAATAAACAGAGAGCTATGAGTTATGCTAACCCTGACTCGCCTAACTATCAGCCTGACTTTGTAAAGATGATGACTCAAGACTTGAGTGACGACTTTAGAGCAGAGTTAGCTTTCCCTGATGATGTGTTTAAAGCTAAGTACAAAGGTAGTGGAGTTCCTGCCCCTGCCGTGACTGGCGCTACCTATCTACCTATGCTAATGGGTAGCCTAGACTATCCTACTCAACAGGGCAAGTTAGGCGCTGACGTTGTGGTAGTTAGAGGCTCATCCCTCAAAGGTGGTGTAGGTAAGTCTAACTTGGTTAATCTAGGTGTAGTACCTGAAGGGACGTACTTCCCTAACCTAGTTACTTCTACCCCGCAGTCACTTGAACGAATGGCTAAAGGTATTAGTCCAGAGCCTCAAGACGCTGGTTACTTCATCATGGATAAAGCTACTGGCAAGTATAATCAAGTATTAACCCCACCCCCTACATCAGTAGCTAGAGAGCAATACATTAACTTAACTAACTCAGGACGCATGGCAATACCTATGGAATATAAGAATTTAAGCAAACCTATGCTCTATGTAGATGAGCTAAGTGGTGGTAGTTCACCCTATGACATCAATGACTTTTATGGTCTAAGGTCTGCTAAGAAAAGAACTACTGATAAGACGACTGGTACTAAGTATTACAGAGGAGTGATGGACTAATGGCATTTCCACTTGTCGCCGCATTAATGAAAGGATTTAAGTTAGGCGCTACTGGGCTAGGACTTATGGGGGGCGCTCCCGTTGGTGCTGCTCGTGCTGGTGCTGGTGCATTGAACCTCCTTAAGCAAGCCTACACTCCTAATGCTATGGGCTTAATGAACTTGGGTATGGATGCTATCCCTCTAGCAATGGACATAGCTAACAATGATGTTGGCTTAAAGTCCTTCAGTTCCTTTGGTGGGACGATGTTAGGAACTAAGTTTGGTGGTAGAGAGTTAAATAAAGTAGGAGAGTCTAGACTAAGAAACTCTAGAGATACTTTTAACAGGCTAGCATCTAGTCAGCCAAAAACATTAAGGAAAGCTTATGTTGACGAAAGGTTAGGAGAAAGAGAATCTCAGCTTTTGAATAACTCTCTGACATCTAGGCAAGGGTACAATATGCCAATAGGATTTGCTGCTGACACTGGGCTGTACACTCTAACCTCTGGTATGAATAAACCTAAACCTTCCGAATTTGAACAACAAATGATGGAAATGCAAAATCCTAGTCCAGTCTCTAGATATCTACAAATGACAGGAGGATTGTAATGGAATATCAGCAAGGATTTCCTAGCCCACCTAAAGACGAGTATAGAGAAAGTCTACTAAATACTGCTAATGATGCTGGCTTTAGGCAAAGGCTATACGATGCTGCTCCTAACCTTAATCTATTTGGTCTCAGGTTTGGTGGTAGTAGCTTATCCCCAGAAGACAGGCTTAAAGCAGCACAACTAGGTATCGATACAGGAGCTATTACTGACCTAGACTTCTTTTCTTTTGGCAAGTGGAAAGCCTTAGACGCAATCAAGCCTAGAGAACGTGCCGCACAACTTGAACTGCCAATGGCTAAAGCTGTCGAGGATAGACAGTTTAAACTACAGCAATACCAAATTGATAGGCAGCAAGACCTCCAACGTGACCAAGCTCAAATGCAATTTGACTTTGGCTCTAAGATGGCTGACAAGTCTTTGCAAGGGAATAAGGAATTAGCTGAACAACAAGGTAAACTTAACCTAAGACAGTCTATGTTTGATGCGGCATCTAAGCGCATTGGTACACCTATCAATTGGTTAGGATAATGACACCTGAAGACTTTATGCAATTACGCCCTGACACTCCAGGGTACATCAACTATACCGAAGCTGGGAGAGCCGCAGCTAGGGACAATAAACCTAAACCCTTTAACGCAGACAAAACATTTGGATCTGTCAAAGCTGCTTCAGGGTTAGGATTGCGTACCTTGAGTTCAAATGCTACTCAGTCTAGAATGGCTTTGCCTTTAAGTGATGTAGCTAAGTCTGGCGTTCAATCAATAGGAACTACAGCTAAATCATCTCAACCAGCGAAGACTGAGCCAAGTGATTTAGATAGACTCAAAGGTGCTTATGATATTGACTACAAATATCGTGGTCTATATGGCAACCAAGACATTGACCTATCCAAACGTAAGATCAAGGAAGTCAATACTCTAGCCAACAATGAAGCTAATCGTGCCTTGGGCATGGAACTAGCAACTAGACTACCCTATGCCTCCTTCGAGCAAAACCTTACTTCAATGAGACAAGCTGGTGTTAATGCAGCTAACATGACTAACTCCATCTCAGGAGCTTACAATAGTTCTGTATCTAAGCTCAATCCAGTATCTATGAGCCTATAACTATGACACAAGCAAAAATGACCTTTGCCTCTGATGCCTTTAAGAATGCTGCTGCTTCTTTAAGTGGTAGAGCATCCAACACAAATACTGTTACTCAGAGGATGGGGCTAGGAGATACATCTAAAACTCCATCAGTTAATACTTTCACTAGTAACGCTACTAATAACGCAAGTCAAGCAGAGCGACAAGGTTATGCTAATGCTAATGAAGCCTTAGCTAACAATCCTATGTTTAAGCAAACACAACTTAACGATAGCCGCAACTTTACTGAAGACCAGCGTAGATTTAATGCTGGCTTAGGCGTTAAAGCTAACGAGCAATCAACCCTACGTTATCAATCAGACAACTTACTATCAGGTGTTAGATACAATGCTGATGCTGGTGTTAAGTCTACTCAGATTGGTGCTGATGCTAATAGATATGTTGCTGACAGAGGATTAGAAGGTTCTAAATACAGTGCTGATAGAGGCGTAGATGTGGCTCGTATTAGTGCTGACGCTAATAGGTTCTCTGCACTGCTTGGTGCTGGCACTGCTACTCTTAACTCACAACAATATCGTCCTTCATTCAATAGATAGCCATGTCTTTTTCTTTGCCTGTTAATAGCTCTTGGATGAACAAACCCATCTCATCCTTTGATCAATCATCTTTTAGCCAAAATGGTAGCTCTAGTACTTCAACTTCTAGCGTTAACTCTGGCTTTAGTGGTGATCTTCAAAATGTATTCACCTCTCTAGGCAACATAGCTGAAACAAAAGCTCAAAACGACCAAAGACGCTTTAGAGAAGACTTGCCATTCCAATCACGTATCTATCAAGACTTTGATACCGAGGCTGCTGGTCGCACAGAGGGTATTGATACTAGAGCTAGAGAACAAAACTCTAACCTAACTAAAGACCGTATGCGATTACAGTCAACTCAGAACATTGCTGAAGAAAAGAATAGAGGACAAGTTCAAGTCAATACCACTGGTCAAACTAGAGATGCTGACTTGAAACGTGCGCTATCAGTATTGCCTAGGAAGTAAGGAGATGAAATGGCATCATCATCAATGCGGAATCCCGCTAATAGACCTAAGAAGTATCCCGATGCTATACCAGCACATCAGGTAATCCAAGGGTTCTTCAATCAACAGCTTGACTCTGAGCTAGAGTCTCAATTCACCCTACTTTGTAGACGCAACCCTACTGAGTACGGTCAACAACTAGCTTGGTTAGTTAAGAATGGATGTGTGTGTTCAATACCACAAATCAAGGCATGGCTAAAGGTCAAGGGCATTAAGGCTGGTACTGAAGCTGATACCCTTAACCGTAAGCTAGAAGAGTACGCGGGCGTTGACTTTGTGGGGGGTCTTGAATCATTAGCCGTTAGGACTGCTAACCTAGCATTCGATTATGGTGGTCTAATCCAAAACAAGTTAGACGGGGGAGAGATAACTGACTCTCAGATGCAATCAATCATCGCTCAGTATCCAGCAGTGGTAGGACAGACTAAGCAGATACTACAAGCCCTAGCACAAGTAAAGGAACGTACAGGAGAGAGGGAACTACTACTAGCTGGTGCTGATAGGGTGAAGTCTTTAGTACTCAATATGCTTGAGAAGAACTCACCCTTTAGACCAGCACTTGAGCAGTATTTTCAAGCTGCTATTCAAAGGATCGCGGAAGAGGTTTAGTTTCGTTCAATTGATACGTAGGGAGTATCTACTTCTTGGTAGCAATGAGACTTAACTGGCATTACTCCTGTAACCTTGTCAAACTTCGCGTAGTCATGGTTCTCGATCAATACATCCAACTCACCATGTCCTTGAGCGCTTAGGACTTGTAGTTGTGCAATCAATTCATTAACTGTCATGGGGGACTCCTTCTAGCCATTTATTAGATTTGTCAGGTTCTCTCAAGAGGATATAGGGAGGTATAGTCCCATCCCATCCACTTAGCCCTGTCTCAGTAACTTTAGCTGGATAGCAAATGACTGCAGACACATCTTTCTTTCCCTCTAAATATAAATGTACGCTTGACTCGCCATAGCCTTGCTCCGCTAATGACTGCAATCTAGCAATCAATTCATTAACTGTCATAATCACCAATCCAATATAGTTTGTGTACTTACGGTCTTAACAACCCTGTAGTTGTTGTAATGAAAGTTCTCACGACTCCACTCTAAAGCAGACTTGGCTGAAGCCTCATCTAAGTCTTTGCAGGAAGAATCAGTCTTCCAGTCACCTACTTTGTGCTGACTGTATTCGCTATTAGTTTTAGGGCAATACTCAATGTGATAAGTCGTTGTTTCAATAGCTTCATTAACTGTCATGCTTAACTCCTATAAACATCTCATCTCCTTGTTGAAGCAAGGTTAGTGAAAGGCTAAAGGTAAGTTTGTCGTTAACAGTATCAACAACTCCTACTTCTAATCCTTCATACCCCTCATTAATGAGTGCTTCAAGTTGTAAGTACAATTCATTAACTGTCATCGTCCACCTCCATTAGGATGCCCAATCATAGCTACTAGTTGTTTGGTGACCTTATACATCCTAAATGCATAGTTAGGTTGTTTCTCTTGCCAGTAATGCCACATCTCAATAGCTGTAGTCTCATCACAACCAAGGTCACAGTAATGCTCCCAGTTATCATCATTGGTGATGCAACGCTCTAGGGTGTAGTTAATCATCTAATACTTCAACATCTCCTGACACTAATTTGTATTCAGTCCCTTTATAAGCTTTTCTACATAGGGCAATATGTGTTTTAACAGCATCTAGGCTCTCAAAGTATTCACCAATAACAGACCAGTTTTTAGAATAGTGCGACCTGTAAAGAATCATGTATAGTTTCATTAGTCCCTCAGTTATTAATCCTCCCCTAGCGTAGCGTTCCCCTATGGCTCGATTCAGACCATCCACATCCCTTGGACTTCAGATACAAGCTGATGTCACTTACCATGCCAAGGCTGCAACACAAGCTACTCAGCCCTTAGTCCTCAAGGCTAGACAAAATACCAAGGAAGGGTTCACAGCCTTCAGGGAGTATGTGTGCTTCCCTCAAATATCTGCTAATGAAGAAGGTGTAGAGGACATCAATGACTTAGCAGCACATAAGTATGCAAGACCTAAGCACCACTCTGAGTGGATGGATGAGCTATTCACAGGAGAAGACTCGCGTTGTCTTAAAGGTATTGGTGGTTCTAACACTCTAATCCTAGCTCCACGACTAAGCGCTAAGTCTAGATTCATGACCGAGTGGATCGCGCATCAGATAGGTGTGCAGACTGAGGCTGGTATTCCTATCAAAGTACTGGTTATCTCTTACTCAATCACCATTAGTACTCAAAAGTCCATAGAGATAAAACAAATCATTGAGTCTGATAGATTCCAACAAGTATTCCCTAACGTCTCTAAGGGTAAGAGATGGTCTGATGAGGTATGGGAAATAGATAAGCGCAAGGCAGGACTACAAGCATTAGGTGAGCCATATACCCTAGCCTGTGCTGGCATTGTTGGTAGTGTCACCTCTCGTAGAGCGCACATCATTCTCTTTGATGACCTTATCAAATCACCTGCGGATATCGAGAATCCCACAGTTAGAGAGAAGATGGCTAGTACTTACCACAACGCTATTAAACCTACTATGTTCCCTGGTGGTAGACAAATATGTATTGGTACTCGAATGAGTGCTGATGACCTATACGCAACTGAGTTCAACACTGAGAAGCGCTGGAAGGTAATTGAGCAACAAGCCATAGTCGAAAGTGATGATGGTAAGGAGATAAGCTACTGGGAAGAGTTCATACCACTCAAGCACCTACTCACCTTGCGAGACCCAGATAAAGGTGGCGACCCTATCTCCTTTAGTTTCCAGTATCAAAATAAGATTGTCTCAATTGGTGGACTAGCTATACCTCCCGAGTGGATTAAGTACGATTACCCAGAGAAGGTAAGTGCTTACTCCCGCTTCGCCATTGGTACTGACCTTGCCGATAGTGTAAAGAAGAAAGCTGACTTCACTGTATTCACTCTAATGGGGCGTTATGGTAGTACATCCAATGGACGTATTGACCTACTTGGTAGTGCAAGGTTTAAGGCTTCTGGGAACATAGCTAAACTCAACCAACTACTAATGCTCCTCTATGACCATGACCTTCTAGACATAGATGAAGAAGGCTGGACTAATCCAGATGACCCTGTAGCGCAACAGTTTCCCATCAAGTATAAGTCTCGTCCTAACGTATACATTGACCTATATCTAGAGGACGTATCACAACAGTTGAGCATCATGGCTGACTTCAATGCACTAATCAAAGTAGCTATGGGCATCCACTCTATACACCCTCGACCACTTAAGCTCAAAGGAGATAAGAGGGAAAGACTTATGGCTATATCAGGTGCATTGCAAGTTGGCAACATCACTTTCAATAAGTTTAAGTACAGTCCCTCTCAGTCCACTATTAAGGAGTTGCTGTTCTTCGGCAGTACCCTCCATGATGATTTCGTTGACTCTCTTACTTGTGGGGTAATAGGTTTAGGATACAGGTTGCCTTTAAGCTAGGTTAAACCAGTTCTTAGCCATCATGTCGCTGTATTCATAGATTAGTTCTAGTGAGCCATCTTTGCTAAGCCAATACAAACCTTGCTTGCAAGCAATCCGATATCTGCCACATGGATACTTAGGAGTATTGAATGACTCCATGTAGGCATACTGCTCTTTTAGTTGTTCAGTTGTTAACATCGCTCTCACTACCCTTATGTATTGACTTAATCTTTGCTGCTATCGATAAGTAGTTAACTCCCATATGTTCATTACATAAACACACTGGGCTATAGGATGTCTCTACTACCCAATGTGCTGTGCGGTGGCACTTAAGGTAATCACACTTGGTTCTCATAAGATGCCAAATCTTCATCATCATAATTACGTAATAGAACAAATTTAGGAGCGCTTGTAAATTCAGGAATATCGTCAAGCCATAAAGCCTCGGCAACAACAATATCTTTTACTAACTCAGGGTCGTCTTCCCATGCTTCGCCAAACCCTTCTATAGCAACTGGCATATTTAATCTATTCCAGTCGTCAGAAGCAAAAGCATTTAACTTATGAATAAACTCTCTTAGGGTCATATACTCACCTCTAATTCTTTCCCCCATAGCGTAGCGCCTTGAGGATAGGGCACATTGTAGGGGGAAAGAATCTATGGGTAATATGCACTAGTCATATTGTTTAATCCATACCCATACAAAGGTTCTAAGTCTATAGCCATGCGTCTACCCATACTATCTATAGGTCTACGCAGTTGAGATGCATAACGAATTAGGCTGTTAGAAGTTAAAGGGTTGTATCCACTGGATAGCAGATCACCTATCTCATCCTCCATGCTTAACTTACCTACTTGAGCAGCTTGTTTAAACCCAGTATTCAAAGCTTGGATAGCTCTAGACTGTAGACCATCGCCTTCCCACTTAGGACTACCCTTGCCAGTGCGATGAGTTAAAGTATTCAGATAACTAGATACTTCGCCTTGACCAGCCCTTTTGTACAGCTCATCCATAAGTCTAGGATGTTGCATAAACTTAGCAGCATTAATGTCTGACAACAGCATTAGGTTAGACGTTTCAGGCAACATCTCTCTTAACCCAAAGAATGCACTGTCAGCATCAGCAAAGTTATACCCTGCGTACTCAACTGGATATTGTCTCTTTAGTTTAGAAGCTCTTAGAGTGGGATTAGTAAGAGCCTGAAGAAACACGTCAGGGCTTTTGCTATAAATGTTGTTAGGGATTAGCCAAGGCTTTTGATACATAGTTGTTATTAACTCTTTCTCCTAGCGTAGCGTAAGGTAGACTGGATACAACTAATACTTTAGACATCACACTATGGAAACGGGCGCAGTAGGCATATAAATACACCTACTGTTTTGCTACTTAATATGTGACCAGCTTCTACCTCTAGCTATATCTCCAATGGTATCTGGATGAACACCAAAATCTTTGCAAATGACAACATAACGTTCTCTGTTAGCTAACCTAGCTTTAATTTTGAGGACATCAGCGTTTGTTAATTTAGCGTTATGGACTTGTTCGCCTTTTGGCATTAGCCCTGTTTCGCAAGCGTGTTTACTGTTTTCTGCGGGAGTGCAATACTCTAGGTTTTCTACTCTGTTATTAGACTTATCACCATCAATGTGATTAATACTCATACCTTTTTGCCTCTCGCCTAGGAATGCTCTAGCTACAAGAAAGTGAACTGCTAAAGTTTCTTGCTTGTTGTTGAAATACAAAACAACTTGATAGTAGCCTCTGCTGTTAGCGCAAATTGCAAGCATTCTTGGTTTGCGTCTTAGAAGGCTTTCAACCCTGCCAAGATTAGACACTCTGTATTTCCCTTCGTAGCCCCGTATATCTTTCCAGATTTCCATATATGTTCTTCAAGGTTTGTCCCGTAGCGTAGCGTATAGTGGGAGATAACAATATTAGATAGAAGGACATATGGAAACGGGTGTAACAGTTCAGGCATTTATCGACAGGAAGAATAGCGGCTCTGAAAGTATGGTAGTACCTAACCATATCAAACAGATTGTCTTATTTATGACTAGGCAGGGCTTAGAGTTCCTTGTAGACCAAGATACTCCTGATGAGCGAAGACGTAAATTCATAGACAAGATTATCAAAGCTAACAAGCTAGATATGTACTACCAAGGGATCGCCTCACTCTTCATAGCTACTGGTGGTGTTCTATGGTTAATGCAACCTACCTTAGACGGGTACTCAATCTATTGGTTCCATAGCGGTAAAGAGAATAACTCAATAGATGATGTTAAGTCTCAATACATGGTCTTCTACTCTCCCAATGGCAGGGAGATGCAAGAAGTGATCATTAGATATAAGTACTATGACCGTTCACCCAGTCAAATGTACTACGCTCAATCATCTCTAGGTTCTGAGAGATGGGTGCGTCTACGAGTAAAGACTGACACGGTAACCCAAGAGTTCTTCAATGCCGAGCCACCACTAGACATCTACTCAACTAGCTCTAACTACGCCCCCCCACTTCAGGTCAACTCCTTCATCAACACACTAGGCTACATCCCTTGTGTAGAATCACCCAACCTCCCATACTTCCCCGGGGATAGTGGTAGGTCTGACTTTGCTATGGTTAGTGACCAGATAGAAGCCGAAGATACGGTAAGGGGCGCTATCATGCAAAATATCTTCACCTTTGGCAATCCTACCCTTATCACTACTCGTTCCCGTGAAGAAGTGATGCAAAAGACTACTGAGATAGGTACTCAGTCATGG